GGCAAAGGGATTGATAACTATTTCTGATGGTCACCAAATCCGGGATGTTTTTGCTGAGGGTACTTCCACGTTTGATCCAAGTCAGACAAAGCCTTGGTTCACTGCCATCGCTCCTGTTTCATTTGTTCCTTACGATGCGCTGGTGACGTACATAACCAACAACAGTAGTGAGATTGTTCCAAAGATGTATTACAGTGGATCACGAGTTTGCAATGGATTGTTTTACACGATTCAGAGCGATGAGTTCGTGATACCTGGTAAGGATGACCTTTGTATCAATGGCACACAAAATGGCAAAGGCACAATGGTCGCAAAGGGAATAGAGGATGCCATAACATCACATGAAGGTCAGGGTTCGAGGAGTGAGTGTACTTACATTCACACGACTGCGGCTAATGGGAATTGTCCGGATATGGCTTTTTTGAAGGCCAATCCGAGGCATTTTGGAGTAGCAATCACAAGATCAAGGAAATTGACTTGTTTTGTTGTCTCGGATAAACGCAGTGCAAAGGAATTGCCATTCATTGATGATTCAATGGTTAACGGACCAACCCATAAATTGCCAACTGATGTTTTGTACGGTGGTTCATGCTACGATCTCGTTGATCCCGTGATACAATCAACGTTCTCATACGAAAGATTTGAGAATGACAATTTTTCGCAGACTGACAACAAGATGGAGTCATGCGATGCAAACATCTCATTGGGAAGTTTTGTGAATGAAAATCACACTGAAGCATTTCCAATGGAGGCAATCAAACAGACTGATTTGCCAGTGGAAAGTTGCCATTTGGTCAATTCGCATGTACCAGCACATGCGGCTGAATCAGTTGAGAGGTTTATTTTTAATCCAGCGAATGTTCAGGGCGTTGGGGAAATGAACATGATTGAAAGAAGGACTGAACCAACGAGCATCACTCCAATGCATTTCATGGTTGCATCGAAGATAGTGGATGAGTTGTTTGATACTGTACTTGATCCAAAGATGTTCTGCAAGATAGCTGAAGAATGTAGAGGCTCCCTCAATGTGCAATCCAGGGATCAAGTGATGAAGATGGCACAAGCAAGACAAGGTTCCAAAGTTGATAGTACGTCATTTGCCTTTGGGAAGAACGAACCTTCAAAGAAAGTCATCACGCTTGGTGGCAATATGAAAACTTTGAGTGTCACTGCCATGAATGCCACACAGCTAATGCTGTTTAGTGATGTTTGTGATACACTCACCATTGCGTGGAATAGGTCACTTTATCCTGGAATCTTGACACCGGTCGGGTTCACGAAGGCAGAAATTGCAAGAAAGCTTGGCAGCATGCACAGCACGTTTGAGATTGATATAGACAAGCAAGATTCATCTCATACGGCTGTGCATGTGGCCGTGGGATTACATCTCATGGCGATGTGTGCTCAAAGACTTGGATTGCCTGATCTTGCAAGGGAAATCAGACAACAACGGGTAATTGGAGATATGCAAGGCAGCCTTAGGATAACTATGGGAACCGGATTGGGATCAGGTGACATTTGGACACTGATAATAAATCAGATAATGGCCATGAGTACATTTGTTTCCAAGTACGATATTCCAAGAGGCGCTTCCATTTTACAGGTTGGCGATGATTTCACAAGTGATGTGATGTTGAAGGCGAAGAAGAAGCCAATTGTTGGCTCTGAGGACGTCAAGTTGAAGTTTGTCACCACTGGTGACATGATTTCATCGTATGAGAAAGGTAAACGACCTTCCTTCACATCGAATACTAGTATCAATGAAGAAACATCGATTGCAGCCAGAGTGAGAGGAATTGTCAAGATGGCATTTGCACCGAGAAATCGCACACAACACATTGCATACGGAGTAGAGTGCTCACAGATGAGGTCAACCATGGCTGTAATAGGACAACCAGAGTTTTGCGAGGCATTTCATCAGTTGTTTGGAGCTGACCCTGCTTTCGTTGAGCAAATAGTGACTAGAGCCACTTCATTGTCTGAGATAAAGTTTGACGACTTGGAACAGAGTTTGAAGCTACATGCACAAGATGAAAAGAAATGTGTGGTTCATTCCAGTGAGGGTGGTTGTTTTGGCTTCGCTCTAGCACATGCAGTCAGTTCCAATGTCCAGGCGTTAAATGCCTTCGCTGCGTACACGTCGTGGAAAAGCAAGAGTGAGTGTATAGATATATGCGCTGAAAATAACGTGGATTACATGTCTGTTGAAGGCAGATTCATAAGAAAAAACAAAAGATCAACAGATGAATGCGTCGACGCATATCTGAAGAGAGCCAAGTCAACCCCAATGGTTTACATCTTTGATGACCATGCAATAAGCATAACGAGTGTTAGCAGTGAGACTGTGACATTTAGCGGAATCAAAAGGTACAAGATAAATCTTATGACGGAGACTGTTGAGGATATGGACTTTTGATCAACAATATCTAACTATCGATATAAAATTTAGTCGTCTAGCGTACGACACCGTTAGGTTATTCGTTTACCGAGCACTTCAGGTGTTTAAACTGGCACATTGGGATAAAG